AAGGCCGGGAGACAATATTCGGCCGGCGTCTCAGCTCGATCACAACTCGCGAAATCCGCTGCTGGTGGTGCTGCTGGTGGTGCTGGTGGTGGTGCTGGCGGATTAGCTGTCGGATTATCTAAACTCGTTCCGATTCTTGGTGGTGCAGTTGCCGGATTTGCAGCATTCTTAGGTTTCATCATGAAATGCAGTGACGCGATCACTGACATGAATAAGACTCTTCTCGATGGCACTGGTTTCGCTAATGATTTTACTGCCGGTTCTAAAGCGTACACAACTGCTCTTGATCAAATGAGAGCCGGATCTAAAGATGCGACTTTAGGGTTACTTAAATTTGGTGGTACTACTGAAACCACCGCGAAAACTATCAATTCTTACATGAAGGAAGCATCGGGATCTATTATTCAGACCCGCGATACGATGCTTTCTTTAGGTAAGGGTAGTGCAGCGAAGGGTATCGAACTTCTTGCGAAGAATGCTCTTCTTTACGGAAAAGCTCTTGGTATGGAGACCACTGACGTGGCCTCTATGATGGGTAGATTTGAAAACGAAGTCGGTCTTGGTGCTGGGCAAGTCCAAGATGTAATGGGTGACATCGTAAAAGCTGCAGCAACTTCGAACATGCCGGTTTCGAAGTTTATGAACATATTCCACTCAGTTACGCCAGATCTCGAACTTTATATAAATAGAATCGAAGAGCTTACTGGGATAATGAAGTTACTGTCGAAGAATATGTCTCCTGGAGATGTGAAAAAATTCATGGATGCCTTCGGTAAAGGCTTTCAGGGAATGTCTTTCACTGATCGTGTTCAAACCGCAGTTGTTGCTGGTGTTGATCAAACCAACAAACTACTCGAAAAGGATTTCAAAGCAAAAGCTGCTGTTCTTGGCGGCACTTTGAATGAACTTGGCGGGAGCTTAGGTGATCAATTTGTCGCTGCTTTTAAGACTGGCGACAAGAAAACGATGCAGGACATCCTTGTTAAAGCAAAAGCCGCTGGTGCTCAAGCATCTACAATCGGTGAAGCTTCAAAGTTGATGGGTGTTGAATCAGATCGTAGGATGGGTGGGGCTGTTGGCACTGCTTCGGCTATGAAAGGTGCTGGTATGTGGACGACTATCAAGACACTCATGGCGGGTGTTGATAAAGTTGTCGGGAAGAACGCTGGACAAGGGGAGAGAATTTCTGGTTTTCGTGAGCTTGCTGCGACCGGACCGATGAAGATGTCCGAAGCTCAAATTGATGCAATGAATCAGATGATTTCTTCCATGGAGCTTTACACTAAGAGTATCAAAGATTATGGATCCACCGGATCAAAATCTATAGATGATGCCTTAAAAAAGATCGTGTCTTCTCGGACAGGTAAAGCTGTTGAGGATATAACGGCAATTGATCTATCGAGAGCTACGGAAGATGATATTGCTGCGGCTACGGAAGCTTCAAACGACATGTCGAAGAGCATGAAAACGGTTGAAGATCTTTCTCAAGAGCAAGCTGATGCGACTCTTTCAATTGGCGATAAACTTTCAAATGTTATCGGTTATATTTTAGAGCAGATATACGAGAAGATGTCTTCTTTAGTGAAGATTGTTAATGATATATTTAATTCGATTCTTGACTGGCTTAGTGGTGATGCGGATAAGACGAAAGCTAAAGCTCAGATTGAGAAATATAATATTAAGGGCTATGGGGCAGCTGAAACGAAAGGCTTCGGTGATTATAAGAAAGCATTGGAAGGAGGAGTTGAAGGAGGGGATGCCACTAAGGCTGCTGCTGATTTCTATAAATCTCGTCGTGAGCAGCTGAAAAAGGAAAGTGCGGCAGCTCAAGAGAAATATGAAACAACAACAGACCCGAAGGCGAAAGAAGAAGCTTTAGCTGCGGCTAGTGCTGCCGCTACGGCTATTGAAAATTTTGATGCATCTCTCAAAAAGAATGTGACAGAATTAGCAACGAAAGGTATGGGGGAAGCCCAAGCAAAGAACGTTGCTGCAGGAATCAGTAGTCAGCTCGAAAAAGGTGACATCGGGGCAGCTTTCGGTTCTGCTAAAGCTTTTGGTGGCGATGACGCTGCCAGACTTTTGACACTTGGGCAGAACATGATTCCTACTGCCACCACTCAAGCCGATAAAGACGCGGTTAAGAGTGGGCCAATGATGAGACGAACCGGTACTCAAGATCGTGTCATTCGTGAAAAATTTGACCCGAAAGCAGATCAAGAAATAAGAGATACGATTTCCCAAGCTCAATTGGATGCCGGGAAAGCCATGATCCAGGGCGGTAAAGGCGGGAAAGCTTCGGATAATAATAAGCAAGTTGCCCAATCTCTTAAATCTGGCGTCATTACAACGGCAGTTGCGGCACTTTCCAATAAAGTGGATAATAAGAATGGTCCTAAGACCATGGGTGAGATTCTTAATCCTGCTGCCAACACTAATGCTTCTCCAGTTTCTTATTCTCCGACTGCCACTACTACTGAGGATGTAGTTAAATCAACTGATGACGTATATAGTGGTATAACGGATGTCGCCAGTCTTCTAAAAAAAGGTATTCGCTATGAATCAGGTTTTCTTGGTGGTGCTTATTCCAATACTTTGAAGACTGCAACTCTTGAGTCGTTTAGAACGGCTCTTATGGAGTTTGCTATTGTTGAAGCGAAGATGCAGGAATCTCCCGGTATTCGTCGAATGGTTGCTGATTATGGAGGTGGTGATCTTCTTCGAGGTTCTGGGGGCATGCAGAATATAATCGGAACTGCTACGGATTCGGCAGGGAACCCGAATCAAATATTCGATGACATGCAAAAGCGAGTGAATGGTAGTATGCAAACTGGCGGCCCAATTCCTGATACCGGGCTTTACAAATTGCATCGTGGTGAGTATGTCGTTCCATCAGTGGCTGTCGGCAATAATGGTTCCAATAAAGGTAGTGGTGGTGGGGTAGTTAACGCGACAGTCAATATTAATGGATCAAATCTAAATCAACATCAACTTGAATCTGCTGTCTTCGGTGCCTTGGACAAGATTGCGCGTAGGTCATAATCATGACTAGAGTATCTGCTTTTCGCGGTACATGGCAACCAAATCGAAGACCTTATGTTGTCCTCACTCCAGATGCGTATGTTTCAATTCAGGGTGAAACTCAGGTCATAACCTGCGGTGAATGTAGACGTGAAATAAATATAAATAAATATTTGACTGGGATAAGTACCGAAGCTTCCGTCGATTCTGCTCCTGGTAGTGCTACTATAAGTCTTTCAGTTCCCGATACCGATGTCAATGATTTCTACGTTGAAGGTGAATTAGTCATCATTTCGATGATGGAAATTGAAATTTTTGCTAAAGGATACTACACGATTGGTGGGACTCCTCAGTATTATCGAATTTTCTGGGGGATGGTAAATACCGTTACAAAAAGCTGGTCGAATGGTGTTACTAGTATAAGTATTCAATGTAGTGACATTTTGAGATGGTGGGAGTTAACCAACTTTGCCACTAATACTGCTTGGATTGATCAGGCAAAAACTCAATCCGGAGTCTCCTTTTGGGGTAATCACTTCGCAGGGATGAATCCTTATACCGTAATGATCGCCCTCGCTCGAGATGCGATGGGTGATTTCTCCATCACTCAAGGTTCATTTCTATCGTTTCGTCCTGAAGATGGGTCAAATCAAAGAGTCATAGGTCAATATTCCAAAGACATAATGGCGTATTGGCAATTAAAATTCGGGAACATATGGAACAGTCTTGTTCTTTATGGATCGAGTGGGCAAGCATATACGATGTCCGGAACTCCCGGAAACGTCTCACCCCTCGACATATCAAGAAAAATTTTCGAGGAAGAAGAAGTAAATCTTAATCTAAATAAAGCTTCCGGTCTTTTCAAAGTTAACCCGAATGAGATCGCGGCTTTCAAGAAGGAACTTTCTGCGGCACCGGGCGTTAATTTCTTTCAGACTGATAGCCAGACCAAACTTCAGATCGCACAAACTTGTAAAGAACAAGCTGGCGGCTATGAATTCTATTGTGATACAACTGGCGATATCGTCTTCAAACCGCCTTTTTATAATCTGAACGTTCTTCCGAATAAACCTGTTTCCTGGATTCAAGACTTTGAGATACTCGATGATTCTATTACGGAAACAGAGCGTGATGTATTTACGCACGTAACTTCGCATGGTAATGCATTCGGTGGTGTTATGGACTGGGGTCTTAACTCCGACATAACAACACCGAGAACTGGTGTCATTGACTGGCATCTTCTGAAACGTTATGGGTGGAGGCGTGTTGACGTTCAGATTGAATGGGCTGGTGATGCGAAGAAGTTATTTTATCATCTTCTTGATCACATAGATAAAATTAACGCGAAACGTGTTAGTGGTACCATAACTATCCCGATGCGTCCTGAGATCAGGATGGGTTTCCCTGTTTGGATTCCTAAGTATGACGCATTTTTCTATATACTTGGAGTATCTCACCAATTTTCACCTGGTGGTACGGCAACATCGTCGCTCACTTTATCGGCGAAACGATCTAAATTCATAGCTCCTAAGAATATAGGTAGAATAATTAGATCAAATTCATCTCCGAAGACTTTTACGAATCCAACTACCGGGAAACAACAAACTCATACTGAATATACCTATGATATAAGTTTTCCTTCAAATAGTGCTGAAACTACTGGTTATTCTAGTGATGGTCAAAATGATGGATCCGGTGGTCCTGCTATTCTTCGGAATACGAAAACTGGGAAGATTTTAGGTTTCCCTAAAGCCGTGATGGTTTATCGTGAGTCTTTAGATGGTAAAACTTTAGCAAAGATCATAGAATCTTCAGGAAGCACTAAAGCTCACGATCCGAAAAGCCAGGATAAGAACAAACCGGAAGGTCCTGAAAACACATATAACCAAAAAACCGGCGATATTCTTGCTAAACTATATCAAAATGGTAAGAATGAAGCTATCGATAGACTACGATTAAATAGGTATGAAGCCGGAATGACAAACTCCGGTGTCTATGATTATGCTCATGATGTCGAGGGTGACTTCCAAGAATTTTCTGTCATCCCAGTCGATAAGATTTCATGGGGCTCTGGCTCTGGTATGGGAGAAGGAGTTACTATATCGGCTGATGCTATGGCTCGTGATCAGGATAATAAGAAAAGTGAATTACTCTCTCTTCAACAGCAAGAGAAAGATGCCCTTAAAGCGTATAACTTTGCTTTAAAGGATAAGGATCAAATAGCTCGTGATCTTGCTTCTGCAAAGAAGAAAACGAAGATAGTAAATAATCAACTTCCTTCTGAAATAAGTCAGCTACAGGTTTCTTACGAACTTTCTAAGAGTACGGTCGTCAGCGCTAAAACAAAACTCGATGAAATTCGTGTTGATATACGAAAACTTAACGTTGCGATTAAAACGCCTAGGAAACTTACCTCCATCAATGTGATGGTGAGGCCTGTATCGGATGAATTTGGTTTCGAGGTTATTGGTCACTATAGATATGGACGCGGTGCGTATGTTGATAGAGGCGGAGTTCAAATCCCGAATCCAGGGGAAGTATCGCAAAATCCGCAAACTTCAGTAAATCAACTGAATATTCAATTTGCTGCTCAAGGTGGACTACTTACTGACAATCCAGTTGAAAACAACCTTGGTCCAGAATCACCGTCTTTTGCTGCGGCTTTTGAGCAAATGATGCCAGATGACTATGTGACTGGCGCATCTTTTAAAGGTGCTAACTATTCTGGAGATCAAACTCCGGAAAACATAAACCCGACTGGTCAAAGAACATATACTGATGCAATAAATTTGAAAGTAACGAGTACGGGAAAGGCTGTTTTTGCTGAAGCAGACGCTGTTCGTCGTGCCATAACTTTAGCTGAACTTTCACCTACAACTAGTACTGGTCTTGATCGTGTTGGGGTGAATCGGTGCTCATGTTCATTAGGTAAAACTTCTTGGTTAACTATTCTTCCACAATCTTTGGTTCAACAAGTACTTGGTCAGGCAGCATCATATAAAGTAAATAGCGATATCGGGGTTATTGAACAAAGTGGTGCTGCTGAATTAGGAATAAGTTATACTCATGATCAAACAACGGATGATCAAACTGTCGGGGTGGCCGCCGGAGCAGGCGACTTTAACGTAGAAGCCGTTGGTGGATTTTTCAGTGTTTTAAGACAATATTTGATGCAGAAATTTACCACTGAATATCAATCTAACATAGAAAGAGAGAAGTACGATAGAAGCGGCGGTCGTAATGTCTCTCGTCCGGGTGAAGAACAAGATAATGTTTTAGGTGATCCTCAGTCTGCGTTATTTCAACGAGCAGCTATGGGAGATCCAGCCGCTTTACAACAAATGCAGGGTGAAGCTAATTTTAACTTCGGTAGAACTACTCAAGCTTCAAAAGAATTATCGGACACGTTTAAGAAAGACGGTCCATTTGACAATCTTGGTGCTAATCTAGCTAATCTTCCGGGTTCAATATATGATGCTAGTAAACGTAATCCTATTAGTGTGACAACCGGTCCTTCTCAAGCAACGGTAAATCCCGGGACAAAGCCTCAGTATCAAGTACCAGGGCGTATTCCTAAGATTGGGGAAACAATAAACCCTGGTCTTAGTCCGAATACTCCGACTTTCGGATCCAGTTGATCATTTAACTAAAGCTAAGAACTTTGGATCACACAACTCCGGATTGAACAAATATAGAATTATTGATTCTACTGTCCTATCTGATGGTATAACCCAAGCCATCCCATCCATTTTGTCGAGTGTCATATTCGACTTCAACTCGAGCATATGGGTGAATTTATCGACAAGAAAAGTTAGGGTTACCGAATATCCGTCTTCTTCTTTTTCTAGGAGACTTGCTTTTATTTTTCCAACTGCTTTGATCAATGCTTCGTCTGTTAGCGGGATATTGACGGTCAATATTTGGCCTACAGATAGTCCCTCCAGGCTTCTCACTTCCCAGCTGGCGTTTTCTATTAGTTTTCTTCCGATACTGGTTACCTGGATGGTTGGCATGATATGACTTTACAATAACTAAGCTGGAAGACGTTGACTGAAGTATCCATTTTGGACACCGACTTCAAAATCTGTGAATCTTCCATCATTTCCGACATCGAAATCATACCTAACATTGAATTTGAAACTATAACTCATATTATGTGGTTTCGTTCCTGAATCTTGGATCTCGAAAGAATCGAATGACCCGATATAAATGTGGTTATCGTAATAAATGAAGACGCTATATCCGAGTTGTCTGATTCCGGACTCTGCTCCGGACTCTGCTCCGGAAAAAATTATTCCGTTTGTTTTATATATGGTGAAAAGGGAGAGTAGATTCTGATAACTTGCACTGTAAATACGCAGCTCATTCGTTATCCCGCCATCCCCGTCAGGTCCTACAACATACTGACCAGCTGTAACCCCCGTCCCGTTGATGGAAACTGGTCTTTCAAACCAAACGTGAGTTATATTCCCTTTACGACCTTTCACTGAGTTGTCGACGGTATTCTCATAACTTCTTGTGAAGTTATTCGGATTAACCAACATCAATAGTCCGGGCGTATTTTGTATTACTTCGATTTGGTATCGAAGAGCATCTGTTTGTTGTTTAGCTATTACATCTCTTGACGGATCATATTCAACAAGTTTCCCTACTCTATCTCCAGATGGATCAGTTTCAGTTGCTGTCACTGACCCTGTTGACATGAGGAATCGTTGATTTTGATCTGTTTCAGTGTCATTGGTGTCGTCTGGTTCTGGCGTCGGTTCTGATAACCGACCACCATATTTTCCTTTTGCAGTATCGATCGCTAATTGGTCATAAAGTCTATTTAGAGTTGAACCATATTTCTTAGGATCCGCTTCGTAGTATACTCTTCCACCTACACCATTCAGTAATGCGGCATTATACTCTTCCGGTGTTGTGGCTACGATAGTTCCCGGATATGATCTTACGAGGGTATTAACATATAAATTTACTCCCGTTTCCATATCTGTAGCACCAACATAGTAGACTTGATATGGTGTACCATCTCTCGTATAATCTGTAGACAGGAAATATGTTCCTCCTTTCGGTTGTGGTGGAGGGCTTCCTTTCCCGCTCGCATGTACATTTCCGTAGTTATAGCACCAACTTGGAATGTTATTACTTATGACACCGCTTTGTTCTGAACATGCATGCGCAGTTATTAAATTTATTACTTCTTCCGATGGCTGAAATCCGACCTGTTTAATGATGGCACTGCGAACTGCTGCTCGGAACTCTGCTGTACCCGTTTGAGTTCTCGCTTTTTGTATGTTCCCTTTATTTCCTTGGGAAACCCCCGTAGACGTTAGTGGTAGATTATTACTCGTTATTTTAGCTCTTTGACTTACGGATAAATTAGCCAGCCTATTCTGGGTCTTTATGAATGGTCGGTAATTTACTGGAACGTCTGGTGGTATGAGTCCGACAATGAATGGTTTGAAATTTCTTCGAGCAGCTATGACTGTTCCGAAAGATCCTCCAGTAATAGATGAATCTCCCGGGGACTCGAAATTTAAACCGAGCGGTAATGAAAGTTTCTCTAAGTAATTCATTACACTATGTAACGGATTACTTAACTTACTACCAATGATGGGCGGTAATGACATTTTTACTCGACGGGAGTTTGTTCATTGGAGAAAGCACCGGTTCCTGCTATTAGATCCGCTTGCATTTGTTCCGGTGTTTGAGTCACTCCAGAGGCTCTCGACTCTATTCTCGATGTTATCTGAGTCGTTGCCCCTGGGAAAATGTAAACACTTTCTTCGACAGCAAATTCAATTGCTAATTCAAAAGTAAATGCCTTTTCATCCGTTTCCATCACTTGGAAGGACTTGAAGTGTCCCATATAGATACCGCGGTCATATATGATCATAACTCGTCCTCTTAGGACTGGTTGACCTGATCCGTTATATATCACTCCGTTACATCTAAATAACTCTAATAGATCTTCCTGCCGCTCCCACGCCATCGTAGCATGTATACCTTTCCCTACGGCGGCAACCGATGGTTGGCCTTGACTCCCGTTAGTGTCATCTGATCCGGAGGTTAGACCGGCTTCGGGCCCTAAAAATGCGCCAGTGCTCGCATTTGTCGATATGGTATCGAGTTCATCCGGCCAATTAAACTCAACATATCCACCGTATGTCATGACCACTGTCTTGCTCTTGGTAAACCCTTCGTTAAAATCTGATGGGTTTACATGCATCGCAAGTAGGTATGGGTATAGCGGCTGACCCAATGGATCCATTATCTGGAATAATATTGGTTTCCCTCCTCTCTTGGTCGAGGTCGTAAAAGTCTCCTCAAACCTCGGATTAGGTACACTGGGTAGTTCGATCGGCATCTTTTTATCATACGTACTGTGATAAAATGCCTGACAACGATGGATCTCCACTCAGACTTAGTGGCATGCCAGTTCCGATCGACCCGAAATTTCCGGGTGGTGCTCGGGCAATGTCTCAAGAGTCAGATTCTGCCCGAAATCTTCTTTGGGTGGGCCGGATAGTCCATGTAGACGTTGAGACGATGTGTTGTTCAATCCAATTGGAGACCGGTACCGGGGAGAGATTTGATATTCCTCTTCCGGCTCCCGGTGGCGCAGGACCTCGTTCATGGTCGGGAAATATTCCAGAACGGGGCTCAAAATGCATTATTGGCTGGAAAAAATATAGCACTCGTGATTATGTTCCTTACATCGTTGAATGGATGACCGTAGGAACTTATTCAGCAAGAGAATATGAACCATTTTCTGTTGCAGATCCTGATGATATAGCTGAAGCCATACTGGCTTATCCGGAACTTTTAACTGATCCTCATTTGAGTCTTGAGACGATTCGCCTTAAACTCAATAAGGCATACGCTGGCGATTGGATGGCGCAGGCTGCGAGAGGTGGGGAAGCTCTTCTTGATCGTGATGCTAGAATTTCTAATAGGGCCGGGAATGAATTTCATCTTCGTGATTCTGATCAAACTTCTATACTTCAAACTGTAAATGAATTCATAAGTAACGCGGCGGGAACATATAGAAGAGGCCTCATTAAAAGAAATGCCTTCAATCTTCTTCCCGATCTTGCGATATCTGGTTTTGATCCTTCTACTGATGACTTCGACACTTATACTAATGGAAAATTCGCCTCAACTCAAAATGATGCTGGTAACGATGTAAGAACTGTTGTCACGAAAGTTGAGCCTGGTTCAGCTGCGTATGACAAACTTCTCGAGTTCGGTTTAATTAATCCGGATGGAACTCCAGTTGAAGCTGTTGGTTCAATTCCTGACGAACTCTTCTACCCATATGATGTTCTTCCTGATGGGCAGCGTGCTAGTTATGTTGTCATGGGAGAACATGAAGCCCCATTTTCAGGGACTGATCAATGTTATACTGAAGACAGAGCTGATCTGAAACATACTAGTGATGGAATAATGGCTGTCACCGAAGATGGTGATGGTGTTCAAATTGATCAAGTTCCTCCCATTTTCATTGAAGATGTTAAAGGAACGGTTGTTGGGAATGACCCGTACACTGAAGCGGGTAGATCACTTTATAAACGCATTCTGACCATGCGTGTCTTCGATGATGAAGATCAACAATCGAATGCGAACGCGCCGAAGTTTGAACCGGTTGACACGATAACTAGTCAAACTGAGGCTGATACGAAAGCACTATGTAGACTTTTCCGAGTTCAAAGTCCGACCAGTAGTAATCAATTTGCTTTTGGTGTTACGAAAGAAGGTCGTGTTTTTCTCCATATTCCTAAATCTTCTACAGGGACAGTTCAAGATAAGGGAAAATCACTTGACGCCAATATAATGGGTCTTGTGAAGGCCATTATCGGTGCTGATGAAAATAGTGGACGTAGCATCGATCTCAGGACTCTTGGTGGTATCAGGGCTGATATTGGATCATTCCAGGATAACTCAAACCCCGAGAACCCCGAACAGGTATCCATTGACATAACTTTGCATGGGAAAATTCGGACTAATTATGCTGGAACTCAAGGTAGGGAAAGCATGGTTGGTGGCTCCGATTATCGTGGAGTTGCTGGTTCGACGATGGATATTATTGGCGGTAATTGTGTCCGCAATGTTGGCGGATCTGAAGCTGTTGAAGCAACCTCGGTCACTCATAACGTTGGCTTTGGCGGATATAAGCTAAAAACAGCTGGTGATTCAAATCAGACAATTCTCGGTAAAACGACGGAAGTTTATGGTCAACTTCGTCAGTCAACATTTGCGTTATCGGATACGAAAACGATGGTTGCTGGCGTTGATTCGACGACAGTTTTAGCCGGTGGGATGACGAGAACAGTTCTTGCTGGTTCTGGTATTACCGATACCGTTGCAGCCGGTAATATGGCTTCTACCGTTGCAGCCGGTAATATGAGCATGTCTGTCGGTGCTGGCAATATGTCGGCCACTGTTGGTGCCGGAAATCTTTCTCTTACTGCCGGGGCTGGCGCCACTACGCTGTTTAGTGGAGTTTCCACTACGGTTGGCTCGACAGTAATCACTAACATAATGTCCCCGATAACGAAAATCGGTCTTACTACGGTTGGCTGTGTCGTTACTGGGGTCCCTGGCCCTCCGACACCGGCTATTGACTATTTGACTGGTTTACCATTACTCGGTATGCCGACAGTTCTCATAGGACCATGAGACTCATCAAATGGCCCTTCTTCCTCCTGCAGTTACCGGAATTGTTGCCACAAATCTTGCGGCATGTGGGATCATAGGTCTTTCCACAGCTCAATTAGCGCTTGGTATTGGAACTGGCTTCTCTCTATATATGACATCAGTAGTGACCGTTAATACAGCCGATGTCGGTACATTAGGTGGAGGAGCCGGGCTCGGTATTGGTTTAGCCTTAGCTCCTCCAGTTCTCATGCAATCACTTCGCTCCACTTTTGAAGCGAATAGTATAAGTGGCCCTTCAAAAGATCAAATGATTACGGCCATATCCTCCGCAGTTTCACAAGCTCTTCTTTTAGCCCAAATTGTAACTGCCCATGGTGGGGTAGGGGTTGGAACAGGAACTATCATATCAGTAAACTCTGTTCCAACAGCATCGATTCCAATGATGATTGCCAATTTTCTTTCAGTAGGTCTCATCGGTTTAGCATCGGCGAGCCTTGCTACCGCCATTGCCTCAGGAATCGATCAAGCGTTAGTGTCGGCCAAAGGTCAAGTTGTGATAGTCGGACCTCCATCTCCCTTCCCCGGTGGGGGAGGGGGACTTGGGAAAATACTTTAGCGCCCTCCACGACAAGTAGATGTCTTTGAAAGAGTGTAAGGTTTAAGTCATGCCATTAGATGTAAGCGGAGCACTTCTCGAAGGTATCAGGGTTAGTGAAGGTGATAATCCATATACTTATCCCCCGAGAAACCTTGTTTCTGATTCCGGTCAATTCTCATCTTTGACTAATCGGTCAGAATATGTTCTCATATCTTATAGCACAAATCCGACGAAGAAGGCTTTAGAGATAGCTGATCCAGATCTTCAATTTCGTTGGACGAAAAATGAGTCATCTGTAAGTAGATTTTCTTATGATTCGTTTTCAAAACGATGGCTTCCATCACCTGGAGGCGCACCGGAATCATTAGGGAAACTATCGAATCAGAATCGGTTAGTTATGCCGATTCCAGATCCATCGATCACAAATGCTCCGTTTGCTGTTTATGTCGGTAACCCGGTACGGGCAGTCACTTTCATTATTCAAATAGTGGGGACAGAAGCCGACTTCACCCCTCCTGCTTCTCTGATATCCGGAACTATTGAAGTATCCTCTGACAATGGAAAAATAAACTTCAGTCAATCAGACATTATTTCATATGGGGATAATACAGTTTGGTCTCAACGTCAAAGCTTCTTTGAACGAAAAAGCTCAACTGGTTTCTTCGGTAGTTTACCGGTTTCATCCATAGTCTCTTCCTATTATCTTTTCTTGAATCCGAAACCAGCTACGGGACAAATACCCTTTGTTCGTATAGGATATCGGAGTTATCTGACTCCCATTGAAGTCCCGGATGAGGCCTCTTTGGGTAATCCCTCTTCTGGAACTTTCACGTGGTCTCTTGACACAGGAAGAGTCAGATTTGCTGCTGCTGATATAAACTCTTTCCCCGAGGAACGTGTTTATTACTGTGGCGTCTCTATAGGTTCAGTTCAGCCTTCTCGTACTACGGTCAGTTCTGTCTTACCATGGCCGGCGGTTGCTTTCAATATTCCGACTGATTCTGTTGGATACATTGAACAAAGATATGTAGTATTTGCAGAATCCGGAGGGAGTAGAACTTATTGGAAAGTTGTTCTCGTAACTTCATCATCCACACGTCCTCCGGACGGGACTGCCTTTCTCAATATTACTAATGGAAATATTTATATTTCTGCGTCCGATATCTCAAGTTTTCCGGGATGGTCATATTTCTTTCTCGATACACTGATGGAAATTGAATCGGGAGTTTCGGTTCAAGTTTTTAGAAGTGGTGTTAACGGATCCGGCGCTGCCCAAACTCCGGATTTCACGATAGTATATTTTGTTAAAGATCAAATAATTATTGATGGTATTTCACAAGCTCCTTTCGCTATGCTTCCGACAATACCTATTGTTGATTCGGAATTATTATACGAGATCCAACAAGGTGTATCGAGTAGCGGTACGTTTACTGGAACACTTGTTGGTGCTACCGATCCAACTAAATTTGGGACTGGTTACTTCTTAAATCTTGATATTCACCAGTTATCTTTTACTTTTCGTAAAAACACCGGGATTGTTCTCCAAAAAGAAGCATCATCCATAAAATTAACTGATGCTGCAATAATCGATCGTGGCGTTGTTGTCTCAAAAGATGGGAACCAAATAATCCCAGGTACTGATTTTGAATTTGACGCCGGAACTGGCCTAGTTAATTTCACTGATCCATTTGGTGAAAATGACCCGAATGATATAAATGGTGTCAGTGGAACTGTTACTCATCTGTCTTTCTTCAATCCTTCATTACCGACATTTTCATCCACTGACGAAGGGAAATATTTATTTTCTTCCACTGGTTTAAACCAAGGAATCCGGAAGATAACGACGGTCATTGATCCATCGAAAGTGTCTGTCGATGCTTCTTTCATCAGTAATGGCTCAGATACTTTCGATATTCGATCTCAAGCGGATCTTATAGCAGATCGTTTTTGGGCTGAGATCGATCCTCCTTTCAAGAAATTTTCTATAGCTACGACGATTTCTCCGTCCACTGCATATTCAACTCTCCCAAAGTCTGAATATCAGGTTTTTGCTAATGTAGCGCAGATCAATCTTTCGACGCCCGCTCTTCCGAAAGAAGTCTTTCTTGTTACTTATGTTGCTTTAGTTACTGAGGATGATGGGGCAACTTATACTTCTGTGAACACCGTAGAGAAGGCAACTTTCAAGATCAGACTTGAAACCGCGTCCTCTACTTCTGATCCGTTAGTATTTTCTTTCAATTCTGAAGGAAGAGTCATCAGTAAAGCGCATCTTCCGGTTGTATATGCGGCTGGTGTTCCTCAACCACAAGACTCATTTGTTATAGAGAATTCTAACATTCTGAAGCTCATAACTCCGGTATCTTCTGGAGGAAGTGTAACCATCGATTATTGGGTTGAAGAGGCCTTGGGCGGGGAAACTACGATTCAACTTCTTGCTGGTCAAGCGGATGTTGATTTTGCTACCATAACTGCTGGATCGTCATCAACAGTTTTCAACGGTGATCAAACGAGTTTCATATCTAAAGATTCAATATTATTCGTTAATGATAAAGATGTAATAATTGTAGCAAGTGTTTCATATGACTCAACTGTTGATATAACTACTGTCAATTTTAATGGGATGGCAGTAAATGACTCCGATGGAGGACGGATTCTTTCTTGTGCTCCTCTTGGTGACGATTTTTACGTCACGGAAACGGCAACGGCGCATACTTTCATTTACGGAGCGAATTCATTCATACTACAGGGGAATGTTACTGATTCATATAAGTCCGGAACGATAATTAGAATAAACAATGATCCATATTATGTTTCGGCATCTCAATTTTCGACCAGTTCCGGAACTACGAAAATAACTATAACCAGCACTGCTTCACGAAATTATGTCATTCCATCAATAGTTAGAAGTATACGACCAGTTGTCTTTCCGGGAATTTTATTTCAGACTTCGAGGCAGGCCGATCTTAGTTTCCAGTTGACTCTCATTAGAATGGGTGATACCCCGGCCGTTCTGATTGATGGGATAGACTATTCAGTATCAGACGGTGGAGCCATCGAGCTTAAAAATGGGATTGGGTTTGGTGATATTTTATATGCTCTCTATGTTGCTCGTGAAATTCAACCTATCAATACCTCGTTCCAATTTAACTATGCCTATGCGATAGCTCCGAACAATAATAATGGGATGCTTGGTCAACGGCTCGTTTCTACATATAATCTCTATTCTCCCGATACGTTTTTCTATCGGATAGAGACAGTCATCACCTTCATGCCTGAAGTACAAGATATGCTTCTTCAGAGCGCTCAGTCATCATCATCTGGACCGAACACTCAAAATGCGACCGGTCAGAGCAATAAAGACTTCGGAAAACCGAGTCTTTATTACGGTGAACAACACGAAAATAATATAGACATCGTGATGGCGCGACTTCTTAAATTCTATAATGATTTCGTTAACTTGTATGAAGATGCACTCTCCGATATCGATGGGAGAATTGCTGGTGGTAAATCCGGTAGATTCCGTTTCGATGGATTATTCGGTAATCCCCCTCGAACTTCATATGATTCAATCACAAATGATGTAGATGATCGAGTTAAGATCTATGATCAATTACAGATAACTGGATTCTGGTCATTTGCTGATGTTCCTGTTTACGCAAGCATGGGAACCCCTAATCCTCTTTCTCGGATTTTCCCGACAAATGCGATTGCGCCGGTTGGTCTGAATGATAAAAATACGATTCTTGATTATGGAAAAACTATAGGTAGCATCGGTATCGATAATATAACATCGGCAGGTCTTTTAACGAGTACTAAGTCTAATCAGTTCTTTTCTTCAGTTTTTGGATCATCATATGTTATTGCTGAAAATGGTCAACCAGATTTGAATGTTCCTCCCTTTGCTTCCGGTCAAGATGTTATTGTCTATGGTGAAGACGGCACTGCTCAAAGCGGCATCCTCAATGTTGTTTCTGTTACTGGATCTGGCCCTTACACCGTTGTCTTGAGTGGTCCTGTTTCAATTCAGCGTGGAAGTATTCTTAGAGATCTCTCTGACAATAATAATACTCAGAACCATTTTTATCAAAACGGGAGAGACTTAAATATTCATTTTGATAATGGGCAGATTACGAACATGTATCTTGGTTTGCCTGACATTATTTTCAAGCAGACCCAAGTTTCCGGTAATGAAGTTGTTGACATACCGATTTCTTTCGGCAACTCTGAAATGTCACCGAGAAGAATCCCGGTTCTTGATGGTCAAGAACTGAATGATGACGGGAGAGTTCCGGAGCCGCGTCTCCGCAGACTTAATGAATCAAATCTCTTAATAGACGAACTTGATTCTTTATCTCGACTAGGCACTGTGACTTCGGTTTCTGGTAATGCGAGAGTTTCTCCAACTACCACTATTGTTGTTAACTCAACTCTCATTGTCGCACTTAATGATGTTGTCGTTTTTACTGCCGGTCCTAACATTGGCCAGATACGAACAGTAACTAATGTCATTAGTCCTAGTCAATTTCAAGTTAATACTGCATTTCCATCATCTGACTCAACTGTTCATGCAATATCATCTTTGACTCAGTTTATCGGTTCGATCATCGTTCCAGCGGTATCTGATTCATTAACCTTCTTGAATGGTCCTAATGTTGGTCAGACAGTATTGGTGACTTCAGTTGCTGGTTTATTATTCCGCGTCTCTCCAAATCTTTCTTCAGTTGAAACGGGAAATACTTATATGATTTCTTCAATTCAACCGATCATCACCTCAGTTCTTTATCAAGAAACTGAGGTTCTGAATAATGGTATCCCGGCTTCTGGTTTAATAACCGCTGTCGATTCAGAAATTTCAACTGCTGTCTCGGTTATTCGTTACTCTGGTCCAACATTGTTGACCGGGAATGGGACTGTTGGTCCCGTTAATACATTTACTGATAACTCAGTTAATTTCACACTCAGTGATGTTGTTTCTGGCTGTCTTCTTTATGTTCCGTCAGGTTCAAATCGCGGATTATACCTTATTTCAAGTGTCACTTCCCATGTCTTGCAAATCGATACTTCTACACCATATGTTGCTTTCCCGACTTCCGGAGGGACTCCGTATGAGATCATAAAACCAGAGTCATTCATAGATTTGAAACAATTTGGCTTTGTTTCTAAATTTTTACGAGAAACACTATCATTTTATTCACAAACTTTAGCTTGGCAGTCTTCTGTAATTGCATCGGGCATTGTTTCTAGACAAACTCAGATTACCGCTAGACAAATTCAAATCACTAATTATGTGAGTGAATTTCAAAAGATACTGAAAGATAGTGGTCTTTACGACACTCGTTATTTATGGATCAGTCAAAGGACTGATCGTCAGGGCGGGAACTTCGTTAGAAAACGTCAAGCTGCTGAAAAACGGGTGACTGACACCGTAAAGCTTTTAGCTAGTCAACAAAAATTATTCGT